GAGCTGCAAGTTCATTAATCAATCCAGTAACTGCTTTTTTACGCCTAGCCATTCCATTTAAACACACCAACAATAGCTGCAATTAGTCCTGCTAAAAATATTAGTACGTTTACAGCTCCCTTTCCCTTGTTCATATCTTGTCTTAAATCTTTTATATCTTTACGCATTTCATCTATTGCTTTAAATAATGTTTTCATTCTTTCTGCACAGATAGCTTCATGCTTTGATAGTCTCATGCCTGTCATTTGACTTGTTAATTCTTTTGCTGTCATAATTTTTTTTCTAGGCATCTTCTTCCTCTATATTTTTTTCAATACATCCAAATCTTACATATAATTTATCTTTATTAACTTTATCTACATTTAATTTTTTTATTGTAGAACCAGCAATACTATAACCACTTATACCACAATTATAAAAAGTTCCAAATTTTATAGCAGGACTATATGGTTCTTCACAAATGCCTGATAAAGCTGAACAAAGTTGCATGATTAAAACAAATTTCATAATAAATAATTTTAATGTTTAAGGGATGAATAAGGTGGTGCTTATCCATCCCATTTTTTTATTATCATTTTTTAAACCAACTGGGAAGTCCTAAATGAGGTCTGTGATCAAAAAGATTTTTATGTGATTCAGGTGTTTTTTTATTATTGTAGTGTAAAAATACTTGTATACATTTTTTGCCTTTAAATTTATTTCTCCAATGCTCTAAATCACAACCTCTATAAACTAGCATATCTCCTGGAGATAAATCTACTTTAATTCCTTTTTTACCTAACTCTTCTGATGGTTCTAAATATATTGACCATTTATCTCCACCAAGATTCATAGTAGTTGATATTTCACAAGAAAATCTATCCTTATGTCTTTTAAGCTCATCACCTTTTTTATAAATTCTTGCATAACTATAAGATGGTTGTAATTTTAATCCTGTTACCTTTTCCATTTCTGGCTGACACTTTAATAATAAAGTTTCCATAGCCATATTAGCATATTGAGAATAAGTATTTGGTATTTGTTCATTCTCTCTTTCATAATATCCTATGATAGTTTCAAAAGGCGAAAAGTATCTTTTAGCTCTACAGGTATCATAAACTTGTTTCTGCATCATAAAATAATTTGCAAGAAAAGTTGCTAAATCTTTTGATATAGCTTGACGAATAACTGTATATTTTTTTTTTTTAAAATTATTCATAATTTATATTTAAAGTTAATCTAAATTTTTTATCTGTACAGGTAGTGCTTTTATGTTCTTGAAGTCCATCAAATATAATACATTTATTAGATTCAGATTTAATTTTTTTGTAAGGATTTTTAAATAAAGTAAAACCATTGTTTGTGTTTAAATAAAACAAAGCAACTTTATGTGGATAAGATTTATCTGTGTGCCATTGATGTTCAATTTTTTTTTGAGAAATAGGATACAAATTTAATTTAGCTTTAATTAATTTTTTAAATTTTATTTTTTTTATAAAAGGGGATAAAATAAGATTATAAGAAGAACTATTAATTCTATCTTCGTTATATAAAATATGTGTAAAATATATTTCTTTTTCTTTACTATTTTCAAAAGTAACAAAAGTATGAACATACCAAGGAAAAGAATCAGAAGTAATAAGAGTTATAATTTGTTTTAATAATGATTTTGGTAAAAAGTTTTTTATAATTTTAGACATCTTTAGCCATTTCTTTTGGTACAGCTTGTATATTCCAATGTATAAATCTAAATGGTTCTTCACCATAATCTACTGCAAATTCGTGTTCTAAATAACCAGGAAAAATAATTAATGTTCCAGGTTTAGGTTTAAAATGTATTAATTCTGTACCACCCCATACGCCTTTTTTATTTTTCATTTTTAATTTAGTGGCTCTTGCACCTGTTCTTGGTTCGTGAAATATTGGATGAGAAGTTTTATCACTACACTTTAAAAAATAAAAACCTGATACATGCTGATTCCAATGTATGTGTGCTGAATGATGTCCTCCACCTTTTTTAGAAAACTCTTGTACCCACATCTCACTAAACATAGTAGTGTATTGTTGCATGTCAAAACCTTGATGATCTAAATATTCATAAGACTTTTGACCAATGTAATTTCTAAAATCTAAAAAATCATTATCTCTTGTTAATGGTGTTGAATGATATGACGTTCCAAAATCTCCATATTTTTTAATATGTTTTTTAACGCTTAAATAATTTTTAGCAGCTTTAATATATTTGTTACTTGCTTTATTTAAAGATTTTACAAACTCTGGTTTTTCTTCTGACCAAATGGTTGTGTAAAAATATTTATTTATATACATATTATCTAAATGGTTTACCTAGATGCCAAACAACTAGACTATACCTTACTCCTTGTGTTACTGGTTTAACTCTGTGCCATACAAAACTAGGAAATACAATAATAGATCCTTTAGGTAAAATTTGTTTTGCTCTTATTAAGTGTTTACTTTCATCTCTCATATGTGGATCATAGTTTCTAAAGTCAAATTCTAATTCACCACCTTGATATTCTGAACCATCTGTTAATTGACAAGTCATAGATAGTTTTCTAATTTTATTATGTTCTGGATGATTTACATCTTTTCTATCATAAGGTTTTCCCCAGCTATCACAATGCCAATCATAATATTGGTTATGTTTATATTTTGTAAACTGACAACATTCTGATCTATCCCATTCAAAATTCCAACCTGCATTTTTATTAGCCATATGAACATATGGATGTAATTCTTTATATATCCAAGTATCATTAAGCCAGACAAGATCAGAATTTCTTTTTCTTTTCATGTCTTTTACTTCTTGTTTGGTAAGTTCTTTATTACCATAACCACCAGTTCTAGCCATAGATTCAGCTTGTGATAATCCATATTTAATTACTTCATCACAAAACTTAGGTGTTAATGCAGAAGTAAAATACCAATAATAATTAGATATATTCATATGTTATAGTTTGCACAAAATTTAATGAATCTTTTTGATTATTAGTTAAATAATACATACAAGTAGAGGGAAAAATAATAAATTTATTATTTGTAAGCTCTATATCCCATGATTTACCTTTTCTTCTATTACTATCATAATATATTTTAACAATACATTTATTTACTTTTGTTCCATATAAACAAGTATAGTCAGGTGAATTTTTTAAATCAACAGGATTAATGTTTAACAAAGGGATAGTAATTTGATTAGGTTTGTATGAATTTCCCCATGTTTCTTTATTTATTAATTGAATATTATGTTCAACATTTACATGTTCCCTTATAAATGTATTTAACATATCCCAAGTTCTTGAAAATGGAAATTGTAAATTATTTATTTGTGATTTTAATGTATCTGTAGATAATTTATTTGTGTCTATTTCAAAACCTTTTGGCATTAAAACATCACCATAAATTAAATGTATTTCTGATAAAATTTTTTTGTATATATCACCACCCATAAAAAAATTATTCTATTGAATTTATTAAAACCCAACCTGTTGTATTGTCAACTTCATATTCAGATTCATCCCAAATGTAAATCCAAGAATGTGTTTCTGCTTCATTTTGTGCAGTTTGTTCAGCAGTTAAATCTGGTGCATTGCCGATTGGTGATTTCCAAGATGCAGTTGCAATATCTTTTACCCATGATGGGTAAGGTTTTTTAGTCCAAAAAATTTGATTATCTTCATCCCAAGTATAACCTATACCTGCATAGTTTCCTCTAAATGCTTTTGAGTTATTACCTGATGAATGTCTATTAGCGTGTGTATTATATGAAGTTTGAATCCACATTTCTGCTGTCCAGTTATTATGTTGTTGTAAATATTGTTGTCCAACTTTTTCATCTTCAACACCATCAGCATTAAGCATATCTTTATTATCTAAAGTTAATACTTGAAGAACTTTTCCATTTAAACCTATTTTTGCAAAATGTGCCATAATTTACCTATTGATATTTATACCTTATTATCACTACACCAGAACCACCATTACCGCTACAACTAACAGAGTAATCACCTTGACCTCCGCCTCCACCACCAGTATTAGCTGTTCCATTTTCTGCCGCACAAGCAGGAGCAGGAGCATCACCACCATCTCCTCCGCCACCAGCACCACCAGAACCTTTAGTGCCAGATTGTGAACCACCTCCACCTCCACCACCATAAGCTACTGGACTTCCAGTTATTGAAGTTGTTGCTCCAGCACCACCAGCACCACCATTACCTGCTGGACCAGAAGCTGCACTACCAGCAGCAGTAGCTCCACCACCACCACCGCCTGTTCTAACATTACCTACTGCTCCATTAGTTCCTTGAGCTGGACTTACTGGAGGAGTGTTACCTAAACCTGAATTTGTTGAACCTGATGGATCACCTCCACCACCTCCACCTGAACCACCACAACCACCTGCGTGTTTTGAACCTTCTTGAGTTCCACCATTACCACCACCAGTTGCTGTTATACTTGAAAAAACTGAATTTGCACCATCTGTAGGAGATGTACTTAAAGCTCCACCTGCTCCTACTGTAATAGGAAAACCTGTTGCTGTTACTGTTATTGCATTTGTAGGTGCATTTGCTACTAAAGGAGAAGCTGTAAAATTATCTACTGGTACATTTCTACCTTCTCTAAATCCACCACCTCCACCACCACCTCCTCTAACTGCACCACCTCCTCCGCCACCAGCGACTACCATATAACCTACTGTATTTTCTGCTGCTGTGCCTGAAACTGCTGATACACAAAAAGTTCCTGGACTTGTAAAAGTATGAATTTTAAAATTTCCTGAAGTAGTTATTGTTCCACCACTTGCTGTTATAAATGCAGAAGCTGGTGTTTCAAATTCATTTTCTTGAATACTTCTCCAACCTACTGTTGAATCTATATATATTAAAGTTAAACCTTGACCTTCAGAATTTAAAATTAATGTACCCTCACCACCATTAATTTTTTCTGAACCATTAGGATCAATAGTTAAACTATTTGAATCAAATGTATTATTATAATCTTGTATTGCAACTATTGCACCTGCACTTCCTGCTGGTAAATCTACTTCAAAAGCACCACCTCCTGTATTACAAAAATATCCTTTTCCACTTTCTGCTGTAAAAGTTGATGTTTTAATATCTCCTGTTTGCCAATTAACACCATCTACACCTGCAGCAGCAGCTTTTTTAAGACCAGATGATCTTCCTTCATTATTTTTTATTATACCAGTCATTTAAAACTACCTAGTTTGATCTAAATAAGTTACAGTAATATCAACATTAGCTGAACTTGCAGTAGCAGCACAAAGATGATCTTCATCTTCTAAAACAATTCTGTCATTAAAAACAAAAGTTTCATTTGCTCCAACAGCTTGATCAGATAAAATTTCGTAATCAGTTCCCCCACCGCCATCATCAATATAAACATCTACTGTTTCAGCAGCTCCTGCTGTTTCAGTAATGACTATTGATAAAATAGTGTAAGTATGACCATCAACTCCATTTAGTAAAACACTTTCAGAGTTTGTTACTCCTGCGTTTAACGAAACTTTTAATAATTCACTTGCCATTTTATTCTCCTATTTAAAAACCTAATACCAATGCTTTACCTGTAGTTGATATAAAGGAATTTTGAGATGAATTAGCTGCTACAGTAACTGTATCAGTTGATCCACCAGTTGTTGTTATGCCATTACCAGCAGCGATTGTCAATGTGTTACCATTAGTAATAGTTTGATTTGAACCAGAAGTTCCAGCTAAAGTGAAACTAGTCATATCTCCAGAACCATCATTTCCAGAATAACTAAAATGTACTCCAACACCATCTAAATTTGAAAATGACCCTGAACTAACAACATGAGTTACTGGAACTTTTGTATATCCTGATGCGTCTGTAACAGCACCAGATACTTTAAATAAAGCATAAGTAGATGGTGTACCTTCTTTAGTTACAGTTACAATACCTCTAGCAGTAGTGTTTGTTACATCATCCCAAGATTGTACAAATCCAGATATATCAGCACTAGCATCATCTGCATCATCTACATATAAAATTGAAACACTTGATAGTGTACCATTGTTAAAAGCAATTTTACCTGCACCTGGATCAGCATCAGAAGTTGAGTTGCTAAATGTCATTGATAGCTGTGAGTTTGTACCAGCAGCTCCAGTAGCACCTGTTGAACCAGTTGATCCTGTAGAACCTGTCGAACCTGTATCTCCTTTATTACCAGACCTTGAAAAATGTACTGATAGTTCGTCAGCAGCACTAAATGTATTATTACTTGCTACATGAGTAACTGTTAATTTTACATAACCAGAAGCATCTGTAGAAGCACCAGTTATATTAAACCTAGCATAAGTTGAACTATCATTAATATCGTAAATCATTAAGCTACCTCTAATAGTAGAAGTAGAATCATCCCAAGTTAAAATATCTGAAGATACAGTTACTCCATTTGCGTCAGCATCATCTATATATATTTCTGTAGCAGATGCGTATGTACCATTGTTAAATGCTATCTCTCCAGCACCAGGGTCTGTATCAGATGTACCTGTATCAAATTTATAAAAATATCCTGGTATTGCACCATCTTCACCAGATGCTACAAAAGAAATAAATACTTTATCATCATCAGCAAAAGTACCAGCAGTATCTATGTAAACTAAACTTATTTTAGAATAACCAGATGCGTCTGTAATTGCACCAGTTACTTTAAATACCATCCAAGTATCTAAAGTGTTTGCTTTTGAAATTCTTATTCTACCTCTATTAGTATCATTACCAGTTACATCATCCCAGCTTTGTACCCATGCCGAAACATCTGTACCATTAAATTCTAAATCATCTATGTACATTTCAGTTGCACTAGATATTGTTGCATTGTTTAATCTAAATTTTCCTGCTCCAGGATCAGCATCTGATGTTGTTGTTGAATATTGAAACATTGCGCTATCTCCACCAGCAGGTAGAAAATCTGCAACTGTTGTTAAGTTACCATCACTATCAAATCCTAATGCTTTAGATGCTCTATCTGTTGCACTATCTGTAAACTCTGATGATGTAATTGTATTTGTTCTTGAAACTTTAAACGATCTATCTAGCTCCTCTTGCATCTGTTGGATAGTCATAGTTGCACGATCCAAACCCTCTTCATGTGATTCCGCAGGGAATGGATCATTAGCTATATAATCTATAGCTTGAGTTTGCGGAACACCTCTTCTAATAACAACTGTTTCACCAGTTGCAGGAGTATTCCCAGATGTAAATGTAACATTACCACCTGACGCATCTCCAGCACCAGATACTGTGTAGTGCGTGGTTAGAGTTTTGGTTGTCTCAGTTCCTGTAGAGGATCTGATAATTACTTGTAAATCTGTGTCCGCAAATATCTTAAATGTGTAGGCAAAAGCTGTTGTGCTACCATTACCTGAATATGAATTTTTTACTGTAGTTGAAGATATTGTCATATTAGTTTCTCTATATTATTATTCTCCTAATTCATCAACAATTATATTATTGACATTTTTTATTATTAAAGCATTTTGTAGTGCTATCAAAGAAAGAAATTGTTGTACATCTCTTTTTGATGCTTGATAGTCTGTAAATCCTAGCTTTACACCTGTTCTTACTGTATCTACTGTTGTGTTAAATAAATTAACTGATGGTATACCACTTAAAAATTGAGAAGCCAAGTCAGTAGTTCTACCATAACTAAATGGTAAATTTTCCATAAAAGGATACATTGCTGTGTCTATAGCACCTGGTATCAATGATGACCAAGAGGATCTCATAAATCCTACCTTTGCTAAATTTTCAACTGATAATCTTTTTTTTAAAAATTGCTGTCTATCATCTCTTCCAAAAGAATTTATATATTGTTGAACAGCATAGAATTGAGCAGCACCTATCATAGATGCAGTAAATGCTGCATAGGTATGATAATCTCTACCTCTTGTTTCTGCAAGAACATATAATCTATTCATTAATTGTTTTGTATATGAACCTAATGTAAATGTTCTAAATTGTGTTAGCATCCTTGTATAATCAGTAGTAAAGAATCTACTTAAAGTACCTACGTCATTTCTTTGTACTACTCTATCAATAAATCTTTGCATACCAACATTATAGTTTGCTCTTGCTTCTGGTGTCCAATCTTCTAATCCTATTGCTTGATACTTGCCATCTTTGTAAACAGAATGTTTTTTTATTTGATCAGCTATTCTATTAAATTCATCTTCTCTCCAACCTAAAGTCTTAAATCTTATTTGATCTCCTTTAGAAAGTTTATTGTATATTTTTGTTGTGCCAAATCTTTTTACATAATCATTTACTGTATCTGATATTTTTAAAGCCATACCTCTTCCTAAAATAATTTGTGTATACATAGTCATAGGATTTAAAAATGATATATCTGCAACAAATCTTTTAGCTTTTCCTGAAACTAATTCAATATTATCTAATCTACTTCCTGTACCACCTAAAGGTATATCTAATTCATTATCAAATCTACCTGTTGGTGTGTGCATAAATTTATCTAATCCTACTGGTAAACCTTGTGATCTTAACTCTTCTAATAATGGATCATCAAATTTTATTTTTCCAGCTTTTAATTTATTTATAATATCTGAAAACGCAGGATTTGCTTTTAAAAAAGTTTTAAAATTTATTTCAGATATACCAGTAAATAATTCTGCACCTTGAGCAAAACCAACCTGACCAAATAATCTTAAAAAGTTATAGTCTTGAACTAATCTTGCTGATCTTCTCATAAAACCATTTGGATCACCGCCTTTTTCTAAAGGAGATTGTCTACCACTAATGTTTGCAGCTATAATTTCTATATCTTCAATATCTCTAAAGGTTTTTTCATAACCTAAATTTTTACCTTCAGATCGTACTTGATCTAAAAATTCTTTAAATTCTTTATTATTTTTAAAATTAAAAAATCTAGCCATGGCAGCAGATCCTAAGACCTGTTGATTATACATTCTTAATAATCTTGTAAGATTTCTATCTGTTAAATCTTTAACAGATAAAGATTCAATAGCATTTGTTTTTAAATTTTTAACATTTATTCTTGCATTTAGATCAAATGGTAATCTTCTATTTGCATTTCTATCTAAAGTATTACCAGAACCTTTTTCAATTTTTGCAATAATTTTATCTATTTGTTCTGGTTTTAATCCTATATCTTCTAAAAATTCTCTAACAACTGCAATATTTGATCCTTGAAATACTCTAGCAACATCAGCTTCTTGTCCAAAAACTCTTGGAGTTGATATTTTTTTTATCATCTTGTCAATCATTTCATTGAAAAGATCATCTCCTAAATCAGCTTTCATAGCTCTTAAAGCATTAGCATAAACTTCTTTTAATTGTTTTTCTCCATAGGAGTCTAACGCTTGAATAAGTTTTTTTGATGAATGAACATGAGGAATATAATTTTTTTGTCTATAACCAGCAACCTCTTGCCAACCTTCTCTTCCTGTCTGTCCAACAATATCCAATGTATTATCAAATGCTTCTGTTGCATATCTCGCAAGTGTTCTCATTTCTTCTGTTACTTGATTTGAAAATCTATAATTATCAGGAAACTCTTTTAAATCTGACATAACAGATTCAAATTTTTCTTCTAAATCTGCTGTATCTTTAAAAGAAACATCTTTATTTAATTTTTTAAATGATCGTAAAGCTATTTCTCTATAATTCATATATGGATACATTGTTTGATAAGATGTTCTTTGTTTCCATTCAACAGCAGTATCTCCTCTTGGATTACCAACAACAGGATCAGATACAGCAACTTCTCTAAATCTTTTTACTATTGGTATTTTTGATCTATTTAATTCACCAGCAATATCATACCTAAAGAAAAAGTTTTTAGAAAACTCTTCCCAATATGTTCCAACTTCAGGAGCATTTCTTGGATCATCTATTATCTTTGCGTTCATTACATTTGTTTCTTTTGATAGTTTCATTCTATTATTTTTTATATAATTAGGATTTAGTTCAAAATTATTTTCAGCAGCAAACTTTTGTACATCTTCAAGTGCTAAATTTTTTTGCATTTTTTGTGCAGCATAATCTGTTTTTTGATATGACTTTACAATATCTGTTGGAACTTTATTTTTTTTTGCGTTCACTCTACCGAGCCATCCAGCAGGTGAACCTAAAGTAAAACCAGCTAGTAAAGCAAACTTAACATCATTTGGATTTTTTAAAGGATCAAGTGCAACTAGTCCTGATTCTATAGCAGCGTTTTCTGCACCAACTATAGCTCCAAACTTTAATGCTCTTTTTAAACGCATAATTTTTGTTGGCACAGTTGCGTAAGCTCCAAAGCCACCAAGAGGTATTGTTGCTATTGACAAACCTATTGCAGCAGGATCAAGTACAGCAGCTATCATTCTTGCACCAAAACCTGCAAATCCTAGTTTAGATATTTCATTTTCTACTTCTATTCTTTCATCAACTTGACTTTTGATATTATAAAAATGAGATTCACTTCTTGCTTCAAAAAAAGCATCCTTCATATAATCTGGATAAGTTTCAATAGTTTTAAACATTTCTTCTGTTGGAACAAAATCAAAATCTATATCTGGTCCTTCAGGTTCATTTAATTTATTTATTCCAGCTACAAATAAGTTATCTATTTCAAATGCTTTTTTAACTGCTTGAGGAAAAGTGTATTTACTTTCTAAATCACCTTGCTGTTTTCTAACAAAATAATCAACATCTGTTGGAATAGTTCTTTTAGGATTTGTTAAGCCAAGTTTATCTACAGTAAATTCAATTTTATCTGATCCTTCTTTTAATGGATCAACATTTATATTTAAAGATTCTTTTGACATTAATCGTATATTCCTAATCCAAAATTTTCAGCTTCTTGTTTTATTTTTTTTCTTCTTTCAAATTCAACAATAAATTCAGGATACTCTTTTTCTTTTATTGGTTTGTATATAATATCTTCTATTTGTTCTTGAGTAAATCTAGCAGTACCATATATTTCTTCATCAAAATCTCCTGATTGCATAAACAATGGTTCACCTGTTTTTTTATTTATAAGAGTAAAACCTTGAATATTAAATTTAGCATAATCATAATATTGTGGAACTATGTCATCAAGATCATTAGTTTCTTTATTTATTTTACCTTCATCATATAAATTTTTTATATATTGTTTTACAGCTTGATCATGCCACTCTGGTTGCCTACTATCAACTCTAACAACTTGACCAAAAGTATCTATACGAAAATTTTTTTCTAAAAACTTTTCAGCAGCATCTAAAGCTGTATCTTCAGAACCACCAGCTTTAAAATACATATTAGCAGTATACTTTAAAATATTTTCAACAGCTTGAATATTGTTTACATTAGGTTCACCAAAATCAAACAACCCTCTACCTTTAAAATCAAGTTCATTTATTCTTGAATCAATCTTTTTATCATCTATATTTTTTTCTTTAAAGTTTCCAGCTCTTGTTCTTATCTCTCTATTTAATGCTGAATCAAAAGTTTCTCCTAAAACATTAATAGAATAGTCAAGTCTTTGATAACTTTCTATATCTGATTGAGATATTTTATAAGTTTTTATTAATGTTTCATCTGCATTTTGAACTTCAAATAATTTATAAAGTTCATAACCTTGTAAAATTTTTTCTTTATTTCCTGTGTCTGTCATGTTTGCTGTACCAGCGATTAAAGATTCTTTATAAGATGGTACTTCTGCATTTCTATTAATTGATAATTGTATAATTTGCGGTGTAGTAAATGTAGCAGAGTTATCTTCATTTTT